AGAGTGGCCTGTTTGCTCTGGTTTAAAGTCTTTATCGTAGCCCCAGCGGTCTGTCTCTAAATCACCACCTCTGGTTCCAAATAAGTGAAGTGTATAAACATGAGTAGCAAAGCCTGTTTTGTAGCCTACATCTCTGAGTTTGCCACAGATATAGCGTTCTTCCGTACCACGCCCAGGCTTGTTATCTTGCCAACCGCCAACCTGAGCTGCGGCATCGGTTCGCATAATTCTCAAACTACCACCAGGGTGAGGAAAGTCAGTAATATCTGGTTTCTCATCTTCAAATATATTACCTGTACCAATCATTACCTGAGTACGGCAGGATATAGCAGCGTAGTCTTCGTATCTCTCTAATAGGTCTACTAGTTGTTCGACCCAATCTCCTTCATTCGTTATAGGTTGTGGCAGACAATCATTATCTACATCTATAAAATACTGACCATAGGTTGAGCGTTGTCGCATCTCTTCTCTGGCAGCCTCAAGACCTATATTACTATTATGGGTAATCAGTTCATCAATCAACCCGTTATCACCCATCATAAGTAACATCTCCTGTGTAGACTCATCCGAACCATTGTCTAGGACTGTAAGTCTGAAACTGTCTCGCTTGGTATTCTTATGAATAGTCTTAATAACAAGTTCTGTCATTTTAGGTCGGTTCCAGCTAACTAGATGCAGGTCTACGGGTTCAATCATAAAACCTCCTCAAGTAAGTAGATGCCATGCATTTTTATATCTTTCAGAACGTACACGTAATTCACCCGCTTTTCCTATGTTCGTCGATACCAGTTTTAAATATTTCTCCGAAATCATGATAAATATCCTCACTTGTTCTTGGGTATTGAATATATAAAGCCACGTCCAATGGCTTACTTATATTATCCCTTGTTAGAAGATAGAATGTAAGAGCGTCGTCACCCCAAGGATTACCAAGACTTGACCATTGTCTTTTGATTCCATCTTGAAACATAGTGTCAGGATTCTCAGTATTATCATATTTCCATTCGTCTTCTTCACGAGTTAATTTGTAAGGAAATTTAGAATCAGCAGCAAACTGATAAGGGTTAGCTTCATCAGGAATTCTGTACTTCTTATCAGATGCCCACAGTTTCCTATTAAATACAAATGAGCCAGTACCTATATGGCCTGACCTGAACCATTCATGCCCCTTACCCTCTATAGCGGGTTTAAAAGCCTCTCTGGTAGTTGAACGGTGGTCAGGCCAGTACAGGATTGAACCAAAGTTAAATATATCGTAGGTTGGAAAGTCTTTAATAGCTTGGTTAAGTTCTCGCAGATAATGTGTGGAATATTCATCGTCTGAGTCTAACCAGCATATCCAAGCACCAGTGGCAGCATCCATACCAGTATTACGAGCAATCGCTCTGTTACCATTCTCGATATGAAGTACAGTAATACGGTCATCGTGTTCTGCGAATTTATCTAGTATTTCAGGAGTAATTCCATCAACACAACCATCATCAACAACTATAAGTTCCCAATCAGAGAACTGTTGGTTGCGGATACTCTTGATTGCCCGTTGGACGGTCTTCCCTCGGAAGTGTATCTGGGAACTCGCTCCGCCTTGTATCGGCTGCAGTTCCGAGTACACGGGGAGTACTATGGAAAACATCGGTGTCTTCTTTGACATCTTGTTGCTCCTGTAAAATTAATGGTTCTAAATAACGATGAAACACATAGTCAGGATTACGCTGAGTCCGTACCCACGTCTTCGCTCTGATTACTTTCTCATTTTCTAAATAGTACTTTATGTTGGCGGCCATAGTATGGTAGTAGTCATCTGGGTCACTGTGCTGAGTTTTAATCTCTCCGTCTTGCCCGTTGATAGCTATGTTAGCCCCGTCAAATTGTTTATAGAGAGCGTTCTTACCATATATCTGTCTGAATGGTGCGAAATCCTGATTAAGAATGCAGAGGTTGCCACGACTCATAGCTTCCTGAGCTATAAGCGAATAAGTCTCACTCTTTGATGGTAGGGCGAAGACATTACTAAGTGTGAACAGTTCTAGAATAACCGAGTGTGGAACTTCCATACTAGCAGCCTCATCAAATTCTGAGAGGAATGTAACCCTGTCAGCTACCCCTAGCCGTTCAGCTAGTCTCTTTAAGTCTTCACGATAAACTACCTTATCATCACCAGTCGATTGAAAATCACAAACAACCAAATGAGAAGTCATACCATTAGCTTTGCAGCCAGCCATCATGTATACCTGAGCCTCAGCGTACTTCCCTCTATCAAGTCTAAGAGGGTAGACTATTAAGACTTCAGGTTCACCAAGTTTAAGTTCATCATATAATCGTTTGACAATTCGACTCATTCCCTCAGTGGGGTCGCTTGAATGTGGAACTTCTACTATCTCATTCTCTTCAAAGCCAAAGTTTTGAGCTACTCTCGGTATATCATAAGCATTAGGATAGCTAATAATAGAATTAGGAAACTTAGAATTAAGATGAGCTGCATATTGTTCTCCAAACATCTCACGTTCTTTAATTAAAATACCTGGGGACGTAGCAGAATGAACTGTATGTATCCAGCTAATATCAGGGTTATCTTGGGCTACTCTTCGGGAAGCTACATTTAATTTTACATAGTCGGGTAGAAATATCAGGTCATGCGTGAGTACTACACTATTTGGAGTGAGTATCTGTTTAAGCTCTTCTTCTAGTGTGTCTACATCAGCTTCAAAAGCTTCATCTACAGTTGTACCGTCTATAACTACGGGGGTTAAGTGTCTAATCTCTACTTGGCTAAATATACTATCTTCAGGCGGGTTAAAGCTTTCATTGGTTATGAGAGTTGGTTGGTAACCTGCTCTGAGAAGTTGGTTAATCTGAGCACCAACAACGATGATGGGTGAGTAACTCTTCAAATAAGTACTGAAGTTGGTGAGAATGTAGACTTTTCGTTTTTCGTTACCCATGCTTAAGCACGAGCATAAACTCGTGCATAGCTTTTGTCAAAAGATTTTTATTTCTAGTCTGTTATATTGCCCTTAGATGGTGGAGATACTGTAACCGTAATATCCACATCTGTAGATATGTATAGTGGCCATGGGCAGTAAAAACACCATTTATAGTCTCTGGCAGTAGTCAACCCAACTCCAAGCATTTGAACAGTACCAGCACTATCTTTAAAGAATACATTTGTTCCAGCAGACGTTGTATTTATAGAGATATTATTAACTATGCTAGTAGCCTGACATACTTGGAAGTTGGCAGAACCAGCTGGGACGTGAACAGGGTCGTTCGCATACCCAGCTGTGGTTGCGGAATTTCGCTGAGTACTATTAGTTCGTCTTTTGTAATCACCTGTTAACATTGCCATAGTTTATCTCCTAAACAGGTAAGGTTGTTGTTGAGGTTGATGTACTTGAGGTTGAAGTAGTCGTAATCGAAGTTGAAGTAGAGCTACTTGAGAAAGAGGTACTTGTGCTTGATGAAGACGTACTTGTGCTTGAACTTGAGGTACTTGTTGAGGTGGTTGTTGAATAGAACTCTGGAGAATCCTTTGGAGGATAGACCAAGACTTTAGTAAACCAATAGAAGAAGTAAAAGTAATATGTTGAATTTGGAGCCTGAGCAGTTATTACCCAGTTCTTTTCAACAAATTCATTATCAAAATTACTACCTGTGATATTACCGTCTAAGATTGGTCGTAGGCTATCTGGATAAGTATCTGGATAGCCTGGGTTGTTTGAACTATAGACATCTACTACAGCTGTCTTGCCTGGGATACAACGGTGATGTAGACCAATCCTGTTGGTCGTATCGACTGTAACAGTTGCTGAACCGCCCATAGCTGCTGGAATAGTTATAGAGGTAACTCGTTTAAATACCAGAAGCCCTGTAACTTGGCCCGTAGTGGTGTAAGCGATTGTATCAGTTATAGTTTTACCTTCAACATTAACACCAGTAATTAAGATACTACCTGTACCTTCGCCGCTACCACCAATAGTAACCGCCAAGACTCTAGGCACATCCACTTGGTTTGTTAAAGTAGTAATTACTTGTACTGCACCTGTACCAGCTGTTGAAGCTAAAATTTGTCCAGCTGTGGCGTTGATTGTTTTGTGTCGATGAAAAGTATATCCACCTATATACTCAATTAAGTTTTGTAGCAGGTTGTTTGGATAACCCCACGCAGTATGAGCTGCGAACTGATAGGTTCTGTCTCCGATTGCCATAAAAAAATCCTTTCGCTAGGGATGGGCGGAGCTTAATTGCTCCGCTTACCTAGACGTTAAAGCTAAGGTTTATACCTTAAGCATTTGTACCTGTTGAACCGTAAATACCCCGCCAGTTGCTCCAACCAGCACTCCAACGACAAACTGTCTTCCAACGAGCAGTTCCTGTGTCGAAGTCCCAATCAGGTCCCTGAAGACCAAGGTCACTTCGGTTAAACCAGTTAAGCTCTTTAACAACTGGGTCATAAATGAACCAAGCTGTATCCGAACCACCAGCAGCAGAGCCAAGATAGTCCCAGACACGAACTTCAAGTCTACCTTTGTAGGCGTTGATGTCGTTGTTGGTTGTACCGACTCTTTGTACTGAATTCATCAATATATTTGCTTCTTTCTCAAGAGCAGGTGGTACAAGTAGTACCGTAGGATTTACATAGAACAATTGACCCTTACCATCAAGTGTTGCTCGCATAAGAACTAAAGCATTCTCAATTGAATCTTCACTTAGGTCAGAAGTCACATAGTTACTCTGTGTAGCCCCACCGTCTTCACGAGGATGAGCACTATAGAACAATGGTTCGGAGTCAGGGCCTGTAAACAGGGCACTTCCACCACCACCGTTGGTAAAGCCATAGTTGAATATGTCAGCACCAAATTGTTCTTGTGTTCGGATTTTCGCATCGGCTAAGTTTTTAGGCTTGCGTCGCATGACTCCAAACTGGTCATCTTCCCATAGTTCCTCAGATACTGACGTACCTTTCGTGAACTTGAGGTGGGTGTAGATTACGTTGAATCCTTCAACTTCATCTTCGTAGGTTACAGGAGCAGATTCAGATGTCTGAACTAGCTTTGAAAGCCCAGTAGCACTTGAGTCCTTC